CAACCAAACGTAAATTACAGTTTACCATGGTAGCCCGTGCCTTAAGGCCAGCTTTTATCAGCCGTTGCTCAGCAGGTGTTGGGCTAGGGTTATCGCGCAGCTCCATGTACTGCGCGATTTTACGTGCCAACTGTATTTCCTGCTGTGTCGTGAGCAACGGATACCGAGAGATGGCCTCTAGGTAATCGCGCATTGCATCAGCAGTCATGGGTTAAAAAGCGTCAGGTTCGCTTGTATTATTAGCAGCCCGTGGTAAAAATTCAAACCTGCTAACGCTCATTATGTGCTTGCTGCGTTTGTCACCTGTTTGCTTATCTGCCCATTCCTGACGCCTTATGGTGCCAGTCACTTGGATGCTGTCGCCTTTTTTGCATTTGTCACATACTAATTCAGCCGACTTGCCCCATATTTCGCAGTCAATGCCGTTGTTAATGTATTCTCCATTTTTATCTTTACCCTCAGAGATACCGCCGAACAAGTTGGCGACTTGCGTGCCATTGTCAAACGTGCGTAGCTGAGGCTCAGAAATAATGCGAACGATGCCGGTAGCAAATAAACTCATGGCTTTAATGGGGTGATGTTGTGGGCGGCCTCGAAGGCCAGGATTTGTGCTAGCGAATAGCGAACACGTGGAGCACCAAGCGGACTCGCTAGGCGCTCGGCGGTTTCATACGGTGGGCCAACCCCACGCGCACGTTGGGATTTTAAGGTAGAGGGCCGCAGCCCCCACCTAGCAGCTAACTGGTCAGTAGTCAGGTAAGGCTCAGTCATCAGCGAATGGATCGGCCTCCGCTTTAGCTTCCATGGCATCCTCTTTAGTCACTGCCATCTGCAATAACTCCTGATACTGTTCAGCACTCAGGTCGTTTTGGCGTGCCTCTAGCCGTTTGGTAACAGCATCTAACTCGTCTAACGTGGAGCATTTAGCGATCGCTGCTTTACCAGCAGCAAAAATCTTGGCATCACCAGCAGGTGCAGCAGGTGCTAACGCTGGTGGAGGTGTTGCCGTTACCGTTACAGTCTCGGCCTGCTCCATTTCATCTGCTGTATAAAGCGAGGACATATCAGCCGGAAATGCCTTGCGTAGGGCTAATGCCTCCGAACATTTAGCCAGCATCGCAGCAGCCATCTTGCTCCACAACCCTTGCCCTGCGTTGTAATCCTGGAAGCGGGCAACACCAACAAATGGATGGCCGCTGCCCTTGCGGTAGACAATAGTTTTAGCAGCGGCTGGTGGTGTCTTACCAAGCCATACATCGCTCCAAATGCCTTCCTCGCCGCACCAATAGGTTTCACTGCCATCTAACTGGCCGGTACGCTCAGCAATGCTGCGCAGGCCATCAATGCCCACCTGTATGGACATTTTGCCACCGCGCTTGATGGCGTAGATCTGTTTGCTGAACGGATCTAACCCTGACCGTTGGCACGCATAAGCAAAAAGCTTCAGTTCGTCTGGCGTGCAACCTGGGGCGATCGTGCTGGAGATCAGTTGCGTTTGCTCCTGGGTCCATTGTGTAATGGCGCTCATCTTAAAAATCCTCTGATGTAATGGTTGTTTGGTCTTTTAATGCCCAGCCCGGAAGCTGTAGCGTTTGAATGCCGTCGGTGTAACCATGGCCCCATTCGCCTATAGCCCGGCAGTCTTGTATACGTTGCAGTGCATTGTGGCGGGCAATACTGCCATGAACTAATGCCTCTTGGTCTAGCTCATACACACCAACTGCAAATGGGTAAACCTTCTCTACCGCAACAAAAATAAAGCGCTTGGCCAAGGTACCTGCCAGGTAGTGAGCGGCTTGCAGGGAGTAGCCAAAATTTGCAACCGATTTGCCAAATCCTGCGGGAGAAGCATCGACACACGTTTTAAGGTCAACAATTAGTTCACCATCAAACCAATCCGGGCGGCACTTGCACCGCAGCCCAGTTGCTATGTCATCCCACCAAAACGACTGCTCAGCCTGGCCATTAGCCAGCAATAAACCTGCTGTCGGGTGGCTACGTACAGCCGCTGCCATTGATAATGCCTGCTCAAAATCACTAGCGCTAACTGGCTCGATGCCATCAGCAACCATCTTTTCAGCCGTTGCCTTACCCTCCTTGGTGCGCCTATCAGGGCCTACTGCATACCGTTGCAGCAATTCATTAGGCTCCAACACGGCGCAATGCACAAGGCTGCCCAGACGCATAGCAGCAGTCGGTTCTGATGGTGACCTATCAGGATCAACATACCGTTTCCAATAGTGAAAAGGGCTGCGGCCAATTTCCTTTAGCTGGCTAGCGCTAATAGCCGGGTCAGCGTGATACTCCTCGTTTGAAATAACAGTCATTTAGGATTCCGCAATAGTTGATGTAAACCTTTAGATGGCCCGTAATGCTCAATCAGTTCATGGAACTCATTAAGTATCCGGCGCTTGTTTTGTGTGTCAGCAGCTAAGCCAGCATCAGCTAACCGCTGGTAGAAAGATCCGCCATATTTGCTGGCGGATACAAAAGTCCAATAAATGTCGGAATCAGTCATGAAGGATAAACAACAGGGACAGGATTTGCATACGGATAAGGCTGGTTGCCAACCTCAACTACCACCAAATAGGCAGTGGCTGCAACAATTGCAAAGCATAAAAATCTCAACATGGCACTAGCATCCGGCGGACAGTAGACCTGCTGCAACCAAGCCTGTTAGCAATTGATTGCTGGGTGTGGCCATTTTTACGCCACCGCTGCGCACGTTGCTGTTTGGATTCTGTAGCCCATAGCAGCACTAACACTGGCAATAGCACCAGAGCTAGTAATAAAGCAATAGTCGTTGTAGTCACGGTTAGGGTCGCAATGTGTGATGCCAGATTGGGTGCGGCTCTGGCGGGCCGCGTAGGGGTTAGTAACCTGCGGCAACCCTGCGTGCTTCTTCTTTTGCTAAGTACTTAGCAACTGCCTTTTCAGCACTTGCAAGAGTTGTGTAATGCTTATCGCCAAAGCCATTTAAAACCTGCTCGTAACCATCAGACTCAACGCGAACAATCAAGGTGTAAACGCCTTGAGCGGTTTGGGTGAAGCGGCCTTGATAAATGCTCATGAGTCTCGGTTTGGGGTGGAAGCTCTCGCCTCCTGTCCCTTTATCCTACACCCTAAGCCTCCCCTGTCAACCCTAGTCTTTTACAATCTGCAACACTTCTTGCTACGGCTGCAATGCCGCCTGCCGCTTGGACCGCAGCTAGCCACTGCTGTTGCTGAGGTTTTACACGCCCGCTGGTACTTTTTACCTCGATGCTTGTAAATACGGCTATTTTTTGCCCGACCATCTCAGGTGTAATAGTGCGGCTGGTCCAGCCAATCAGGTCGGCTGAGCCCTTGCATAATCCAAACTGCACTGGCCTGCCATTGGCATCACGGAGCGTGCCGGTGTTATTGCGGAACAGGCGACAGTCACCCTTGCTACACGCAAGCCGGATATGTTGCTGGATGGTTTGCTCACCTGCCACGTGCTGCCATTAAATGCCTGGCCCATCCTATTGGGTTCTTGTATCCACGACTCTGACCTAATGCAATCAACTGCTCCAGTGATTGCGCACTGCCTTGCTCACGTTTCTTGGTAACTGCTAGCTCCTGCAACTCACCTTCCACAACCTTTAACTCCCTAACCTCAGCGCGAAACTCATGGCCGCAATCGCTGCATACCTGCGCTTGGCTTGGGCTAGTCGCGAAGCATTGCGGGCACACCTTGACGCTCGGCGCCTGCTCACGTGTTTGCTTTTTGATGCCATCCAAGCTCCACTCTCGTGGCTCTAGGTGGTGGCCCAGCCGTAATGTATTGCCAACATGATCCAACACCACCGCACGCTTACCATCTTGCGGGCGCAAGCACCGACCAATCATCTGTAGGTGCAGGCCAACGCTGGCCGTAGGTCGTAGCAGGATGCAACCGCCAACGCTCGGCACATCAACGCCTTCACCAATCAATGCGCAACTGGTAAGCACGCGCAGCCGACCGGTGCCAAGTTCGCTCAGCAAATCCCGGCGCCGTTCACCGCTCATCGTGCCGTCAATACTGGCAGCCGCAATACCAGCCGACTGGAACAGCCGGGCCGTGGCCTCCGCATGCGCAACAGAGCAGCAAAACGCGATCGCCGTCTGCCCATCTAAATGTTTGCGGTAATGGCCTACGCAGTCGCCCATGATCGTGCCAACACGTTGCTCCGCATCTTTAGTGTCAAAATCACCCATACGTTTACGCAATCCGGCGCTATCAAACCCAGGCGGTGCCAACACCTTGGCTGGTGCTAGGTAACCTTCATCCGTTAGCTGTTGCGCTGTAGGCCCTTCCACCATTACCTGGTAATGACCGCCAAGGCCGCGACCATCACCTCTAATAGGTGTAGCCGTAACACCTAGCAGCTTTGCAGCATGGAAATGTTGAATCGTTTTATCCCATGTGCCAGCCGTGCTGTGGTGGCATTCATCGATTATTAGCAAGCCAAAGAAATCCCGTGGCAGCAGGTGCAAACGTCGTGACAATGTACCGACACTTGCAACCTGCACGGCATGGCTTAGATCCATGCCACGGTTAGCAGCAATAATCCCATGCGGTACCGGCATTGCCCTGCTGGCTTGATCCAGCAGCTCAGCACGGTGGACAAGGATTAGCACTCGGTTGCCTTTACGTGCAGCGGCTTGGGCTATATAGCTAAAGCAGACCGTCTTGCCGCCACCGGTCGGCAGCACCGCTAACACACTGCGGTGGCCTAGCTGGTACTGGCCGCGTATCTCGGTTACTAATTGTTGCTGGTACGGGCGTAGGTTCATGCAAACGCAAGCTGTTGGTGGATAGCATTTTTTTCTATAAAATTATCAGGCGCACTTAATACTCCTACAACAATAAAAGCGTTTCGCTGAGAAGCAAGATTGCCAATAATAAAATATGGATTTTTATATCCATAAATTGATTGAAATGGATTGCTACGACCTGTTCTAATTGCTTCATATACATCCCAAGCAATTACAGTCTTTTCAAATGATTTTTTAGAACCATCAACCATACGATGACCTTTAGCCTTTACTTTAAAATCTGGATACCATATACCTTTATCTGCCATTGATTTGCACCGCTCAAGTTCTTTTGCATCTCCAGGTTCATTTGGCGATAAATGTTCTTGCCACAATTTAAATCCTTTTGCGGGTATGAATACACCAATGCTAGACCTTTCCTCGTTTAACTCATGTTCATATTGATATTGGCGCAGTATCTTGCCGTGCAATGATGTCTGCTCACGCTGGCTTACAGTAGCAGATTGCCCAAGAACTGAGCCGTAGTGCCAAGTCTCGCGGCGGTTGTCATTAGTTAGATTGTCTTTGTCACCTTCAAAATCAAATCGCTGCCAACGTTTTACTGCTGGCGTACGGTTAAGTTGAAATGGCAAGCAAAATCTAAGAAACAACTCAGATGGCTCGTGAAATGCAATGGTGCAAATATGCGGTTCGCGCTTGCGGCCAGCAATAACCCTAGCCTGCGCCAAGCAAATGCAATCATTAAAAATCACGGCTTAATTTCCCCACAAATCGCTACCAGCCAAAATTTTAATTAAGTAATCGCCGTGGCATCTTTTAGGGTAACACCAACACCCAAGAACTTTGCCGTTTAATTGTTCAAGCGGATCATGCAAGCTAAATTTGCGTCGAAAGAAAATCTCGTAGGAATCACAAACGGTATCGCGATCGCCGTCAGCGGGCATCTCAAACGGGTTGCCCCAATCACTACTGCGATCAATACGAGTAAACCTATTTGTAGACTTTGCCCAATGCAATAAAGCACGGTCTGAATCTTGGTGCATGTTGGCTACAACCGTTCCGCCAGCCTCAACAATGGCTTTGCGCTCTAGCTCAGATTTGCTCCATTCGTATTCGGGCCTGACTTCTTCGACTGCACGAGTGACAATCGCTTCAGTTAGCTTGCCTTTGTTTTCTTCGCTTGCGATCTCTTGAGCCTTGGTGTAGGCGGCCACAAGTGTCTCGTCGTCGTGCCGAAGTGCCACGAGGGGCATCGCTTGCCGCAACGGCAAGTCGCCGGTTTTTATCTTCCCGCACGCGTGCGGGTATTCCTGCAACACGGTCTCAACCCTCGCCGCAGCCAGATGCTTCTCAACGGTCTTGGCGTGCAGCAAAGGGAACTCCTCCATGCAGCAAGCTGTGAAGCTGCGGTAGCCAAGTGCTTTCCATCCCTTGCGGCGGTCCAACTCATAGATGCGGGCGCGAACCGTGTTGATACCGCGTTTGATGTCATCAACTACCTGGCGGGCTTCTGCTTCGTTCATGTCCGCCGCAACCTCGGCGGCTTCAATGGTGATGATGTCCATAAATCCAATTGCTTTGATGGCTTGCCAATCCTACCATCTTCCGCTAGGGTGCGCAAGCAACCGCTAAGAGACGTGGCTTTATCACATCCCCTTGCCGTACAGTTCACGCCAGAGCAAATGGCTTGGCTAGATAGCCTTAGACGTGGCGGTCTATCCCGGTCTGCTGTTTTGCGTTTAGTGGTAGAAGATGCAATGCGCCAAAAACGTGACGCCGTTGCAGCTCTGCGATGAGTGCCGCTGATATAACCAACGGCAGGTGGCCTGACCTGCTGATGCAACTTGCTGGCCTTACACCAGATCAGCTAACTGATACACACCAGCCATGCCCTTTATGTGGTGGTGAGGATCGCTACCGCTTTGATGATCTAAATGGTCCCGGTTCTTGGTTCTGCAACCAATGCGGTGGCAAAGACCATACCGGCGGCGGCGGTAATGGCATGGATATGCTTATGCGTCGCACGGGTCTTACTTATCCCGAAGCCTGTAAACGCATCGAGCAGCATCTAAATATCAAGCCTGAGCCGCCAACTAAAGGCGCCGAGCATATCTGGCAATACTCCAGCACATTTATTGTCTGCCGCTTTCCAGGTAAGCGCCTCCGGCCCTTATGGTGGGATGGCTCACAGTGGTTATGGAAAGCACCGCCAGCACCGCGTCCGCTATACAACCTCGATGCCTTACAGCAGCGGCCCAATGCACCTGTCCTAATAGTTGAAGGCGAAAAAACAGCAGACGCAGCCGCCAAACTATTTCCATCAGCTATAACAATTACATGGCCTAGCGGTTGCAAAGCATTTACCAAAGCAGACTGGGCGCCCATCAAAGGCCGACGCTGCACCCTATGGCCAGATGCTGATGCCGTAGGCCGTGACGCAATGGCCAAGCTTGCTATCCACCTGCTAAAAGCTGGTGCCGCTCAGGTGCGTATCATCCAGCCGCCACCTAATGCGCCGGATGGTTGGGATCTAGCCGACGCAGACTGGTCCATCGCAGAAGCCGCTGCATACCTCAAAGCCAACCGCTCCCCACCTATTGAACTGCCCGAGCTGGCACCATTGCCAGAACCTGAACTACCAATCGACCCAGATCCTTTACCAGCGCCAGATGCTGATTTCATCTGCCTTGGCTTTGATAATGATGCCTTTTACTACCAGCCGCATAGCACCGGCCAAGTAACACGCCTCAGCCGTTCAGCACATACCGGCACCAACTTATGTGCTATCGCGCCACTTAGATACTGGGAGACGCTATACCCAAGCAAAATGGGCGTCAACTGGACAGCAGCAGCCAGCAGTTTATTTGAAAAGCAATCACAAGCTGGCATCTATAGCCCCGATCGCATCCGTGGTCGTGGCGCATGGTGGGATCAAAAGCAATCCGTACTCCACCTCGGTGATCGCCTAGTAGTCGATGGCATAAACCGTTCCGTATCAGATGGCATTCCCTCCAGCCGATACCTATACCAACGACTTGGCAGCCTTCGCGGCCCAGCTAATGCCAAGCCGCTTACTGATGCTGAATCCTATGTGCTAGCTGAGTTGGCTGAACGCTTTCACTGGGAAGTGCCAGCATCTGGCCTTTTAATTGCTGGCTGGGTAGCACTTGCGCCTATATGCGGTGCCCTCGACTGGCGGCCACATATTTGGCTTACCGCAGGTGCTGGTTCCGGTAAATCTGCTGTCCTAGATCGTTATATCAGCCCACTATTAGGTGATCTATCGCTCCTGGTAGCAGGTAATACCAGTGAAGCTGGCTTACGCCAAACACTACGTGCTGATGCCTTGCCCGTTGTATTTGATGAAGCTGAATCAAATGAACGCCTAGATCAGCAACGTATGCAATCCGTTCTTTCCCTAGCACGTGTTGCTAGTACCGAATCCCGCGCTCAAACAATAAAAGGCACCGCTGAAGGTGACGCGCAACGCTACACCATCCGCTCAATGTTCCTTATGAGCAGCATCGCAACTGCCCTCAAGCAAGGTGCTGATAAGTCGCGATTTGCACAGCTCACACTACGTAATCCAAACGAAATGCCAAAAGCTGAACGCATTAAACATTGGGAAGACTTAGAACGTGACCTTGATAAGTACATAACCGAACATATCGGCCAACGTTTACAAGCGCGCACCATATCACTTATCCCTATAATCCGCCAGTCAATTAAAATATTTAGCCGTGCTGCATCTGAGGCATTTGATAGCCAACGTCTTGGTGATCAATACGGCACACTATTAGCTGGTGCATGGTCTTTACAGTCAAAAGAAGTCGTAACACGTGATCAAGCATGGGCTTTAATTGAACAAAATAACTGGGAACCTTACTCACAAGCAACTGAAATACCAGATGAACAACGATGCCTTCAACATATACTTCAGCATCAAATACGTGTTGAAGCTGATAAAACCGTCACCAGAAGTATTAACGAATTAGTTGATGCCGCTGCTCTTAGAATCGTTGATTCAGATATTACATCCGCAATCGCTCAAGCTGTCCTAGGCCGTAATGGCATCAAATCTGATGATGGCTGCGTGGTCATCAGCAATACCTCAAAGCACATCGCTGCCATCCTCTCAGACACTGCATGGTCCAATTGCTGGCCAACCGTATTGAGCCGCCTACCAGGCGCAATCAAAAATGGTGTAACACGATTTAAAGGCATGTCCGGTACCTCCAGGTCAGTCTCAATCCCGATTTAGCCGTTTTGTGTTACGCCTGTTACAGCACCGTAACGCTGTAACCCCTTGCGCTGCAAGCGTTGTTACGAAAAATGGATTTGTTACGGTTCCCAGGGATATATCCCCCTATATAGAGAGAGTAAAACACCTATGAAAAAAGCCTTTTCCTTGTATGTATATGTATCTTAAAAGGTGTAACAACGTAACAAGAGGCTGAGATCGCCCTGCTGGTGGGCGTTTTCGGTGTTACAGTAGGCGTAACACGGCGTAACAAGCGTAACAACCCCCAACATTGCGCAATGTTAAGCAAAGTAGACCTAACCGGCAGCATCGGTTAGCATCAACCTGTAACACCTAATCACAGCATGATTTGTATTTCTGAACGCAACCGTCCCTGCATCGACAAATTAGACGCATTGATGACTGAAGCTATGGCGGTAGCTAATGCCATCCGCGACAACGCCCAGGACGAGCAGCAACCTATCCCACCCGAACTGGTCTATAGCTTCAGCCGCGACTACGATAAAATCATTACCGCCCTATCGGATGCGTCTTAAGTGACATCAATTAAAGACTTAAAATCAGACCATAAAAATGCACGCCGTCGTACTGACCGTTCTGCATCACTTATCGCCGAATCATTAAAACGCTACGGTGCAGCACGCAGTATCGTCATTGATGAAGACGGTCGCATCCTTGCTGGTAACGGCACCGTAGAAGGCGCTAAAAAAGCAGGCATCGATAAGCTCCGTATTATTGAAGCTGAAGGTGATGAGCTAATAGCCGTACGCCGTACTGGTTTAACCGAAGACGAAAAGGTTGGTTTAGCTGTTGCTGATAACCGCTCCAGTGACCTCAGCGAATGGGACCATGACATCCTCCGGCAGCTATCAGAGGAGCATGACCTGACGCCGCGGTTTGAAGATGGCGAACTACTAGCTGAGGTGTTGGATACCATTGAAGGCAACACCGACCCAGATGACGTCCCAGAGCCGCCAGAGGAGCCTGTAACCAAGCCCGGCGACCTTTGGGTACTTGGCGATCACCGCCTGCTATGTGGTGACAGCACTGACGTGTTAGCCGTTGAGCGGTTGATGGATGGGAAGAAGGCGGACATGGTATTTACTGATCCGCCGTATGGAATGAATCTGGATACTGACTACAGCAAGATGCCTAATGGAAAAACTCACAAAGTTGTTATTGGTGATGACGAGCAATATGACGCTGGCTTTTTGCTGGCTGCATTCGATTACTGCAAAGAGATATTTTTGTGGGGCGCTGATTATTATGTTGAAACTTTGCATCGCTCATATCCAAATCTTGGTAGCTGGATTATTTGGGACAAGTACAGCGATCAAGAACGAAATGGATTGCTAGATGGCAAATTTGGTAGCGCATTTGAGACTTGCTGGTCAAAGACTCGGCACAAGCGAGAATTAGCTCGTGTGCTTGTAAAAACTAACTACACAGCAAAAGGTGATGAGACTCGCGTGCATCCAACTCAAAAACCTGTTGCATTAGCTGAATGGTTTTTTGACCGTTGGGGCAATAACGGTGACGTTGTTGTGGATCTTTACGGCGGCTCAGGCTCAACTCTTATCGCCTGCGAGAAAACCTCCCGCCACTGCCGAATGATGGAACTCGACCCCGCATATTGCGACGTGATCGTAAAACGCTGGGAGCAGTTCACGGGCAAGAAGGCTATGCTTAAAGAAATCAAGGAGGCATTCTAATGGCTGCCCCAAGAGGCACAAAACACGACACCATACTTCGCGCCCAACGTTTTGCTCGCATTATTGCTAATGGCGGCAGAAGATCTGATTGCATAAAATATGCCGAAGAGAATTGGGGGGTGAAAGTAAGTTCTTGCGATGCTTATTTAGCATTAGCACGGGAACAATTAAAAGCAGATTGGGATATTGAACGCCCACAAATGGTGGCTGATTTATTATCTCAATGCAGCACTTTACAAATGGAAGCTAGACGCGCCGGACAATATCATATTGCATTAGGTGCTATCAACACTGCTGCAAAATTAGCTCAACTTTGTTCGTGAGTATTTTTGAATCATTGCCTATTGGCAATGTATTACAGTGCTTGGGGCATGGTAATAATAATTTAGATTTACCCGCTACATTAAATTGCATCCGCACTGACCTACACCCTGGCCAGCTTGCATTTGTTGATGACACAACAACTCAGATACTTGGCATTAGTGCAGGTTATGGCGCCGGTAAGACACGTGCTTTATGCGCTAAGGCAGTAATGATGGCTGCTGCTAACCAAGGCTTTATTGGTGCTGTAATGGAGCCTACAGGGCCATTGATACGCGACATTTGGCAAAATGATTTTGATAACTTTTTAGATCAGTACAATATCCCGCATACGTTTAGAGCTAGCCCATTACCTGAATACACCTTACATTTTGCTGGTGGTGATACAAAAATTCTATGCCGTAGTTTTGAGAACTGGTCACGTATTATCGGCCTAAATTTAGCTTGGGTATTAGCTGATGAAATTGATACTGTTGCGCCTAGTATTGCTAACCGTGCATTTCCTAAGATTTTAGGTCGTTTACGTGCAGGTAATGTAAGGCAATTTGCAGCAGCATCAACACCTGAAGGTTTTAGGTGGATGTGGAATACATTCGGCAGTGATGAAGCAAAAGCTAGAACTGATAGGCACCTTATTAGGATGCGAACTATAGATAACCCACACCTGCCGCCTGATTTTATTAAACGGCTAGAGGCTAACTATGACCCTAGTTTGCTTAGGGCATACCTTGACGGTGAGTTTGTTAACCTAACAACTGGGCAGGTTTATGATAGGTTTAACCGTGAAAAGCATGTATTAACTGAGCTGCCAGATTTTAGTGAGGAGGCATTACGTATTGGCGTTGATTTTAACGTAGGTAATATGTCAGCGATTATCGCAGTAAGGCTTAACAATAAGCTGTTGGTAGTAGATGAACTTAGTGGTGCGCATGATACAGATGCATTAGCGCAGGAGATAGTACGGCGTTACCCAGGCAGGCGGATGTATGCCTACCCAGACGCTAGTGGCGGCAACCGCAGCACTAATGCAACGCAAACCGATATCCAAATATTAGAAAGCTATGGCATGGGCAACCAATCACCACGTGCTAACCCACCAGTGCGCGACCGTGTGGCATCAGTGCAGGCATTACTAGAAAATGGCAAAGGCCAGATTCGGTTACAAGTCGCGGCCAGTTGTAAGCGAACCATTGAATGCCTTGAGCTACAATCCTATACCGAGAAAGGTGAACCGGATAAGGATGCAGGATTTGACCACATGAATGATGCGCTGGGCTATTTAGTATGGCGTGAATTCAACCCACTCCATGCTGGTGCAGGCCGTGGGACTGGGGTGCGGGTATACTGATTTCATACTGGAGGACCGCCAATGGCTAAAGGAGGCAAAGGCCGTAAGGGTGGCGGAGGAGGCGGTGGAAAAACGCGTAAATACAGCCGCGATAATAAAGGCAGATTTGCTAGCACTGGCAGTGGTGGCGCTACTGCGCAACGACTGGACCGGAGGCATCAGTGCCGGTGTGGCCTGGCTGGTGTTTCTGCAGGTGGAACGGCGGCTGCCGCCCCTCAGCCCGGAGCCTGAGGACTGATCTGCAACTCGGCGCAGCCGGTGGATCTGATCTCAAAGCCCGACTGTTCTCGCACGCCCACCCAGTCCCCAGCGCTCAGCCCATTTCAGCTTCAGACAACCGAGACACTGCCGCAGGCTGAGACCAAGCTGAGAGGGAGAGGGCATAGGCCAGTTGGATACCCCGGCACATTGCGCCTTCAGGCATGATACGAAGCAAGAACGCATTGCCTCTCAGAAGGGTCAACGCCCAGCTTCTCCCAGGAGAATGTCGCCATGGCTACCGCGGAGCAGCTCAAGGCACTGATTCGCAGCCATGCGGCTGGCGATCACGTGAGGTTCTACAGCGTGGCCATGCAGGTGGCGGCAAGGGCCGCGCACCAGGGGCACGAACGATACGCACGCGATCTCAAAGCGCTTGTGGACCAAGTCCGTGAGACCACGGGCAGCCTTGGCGCCAGTCGCCCTCCGGGCGGGAAGAAGGGGGATTTCGCCCTGCCAGAGGAGCTGGGCGGAATCCTGTCGCT